CACCTGCGTGCCCGGCCGGTACTGGGTGGCGGTCATGCCGCACCATCCTTTGGCTTCGTCGCTTTGGCCCGCGACGCGGGCGCGTCTTCGGGTACGGCTTGCAACACGCCCTGTTCGACCAGCGGCGCTGCCACGTCGTCGTCCAGGTCGCACGTGTCCAGGGGCGCCAGCAGCGCGCCGCCGGGCACGTCTATGGCGTGCTGGGCCATGTTGGCGTAGGTCGTCATGCTGCTGCGTCCTCCGGTAGTCGGTCGATTTCCACGCTGGTCGTTTCAACCTGCGGCCAGTCGCCAGCGTCCACGACCGGAAGGGCTGTCAGCGGGCCGGCGAAGGCGTCCACCACGCTGTTCACGCGGGCTTCCCAGGCGGTCGTGCCGACCACGAACGTGCGCTGCGCTTCAAACGCCAGGCCCCGGTCGTAGCGTTCGTCCACCCATACCAGGTCGCTGCACAACCCGCCCAGGCTGGGCGTCTGCGCCAGGCAGCCGCGCACAGCGGCGGCGTACAGGCGCGCCAGGTCGTGCGTGGCGCGGTCGGTGCTGGCGCTGACGTAGACGCCGACGACCAGCGCCCAGACGACGCTATATAGCCCGTCGCGCTGTTCCATCTTCCCGACCGTGCCGGGGCTGTGCAGCACCACGGCCGGCAGCTGGTCTTCCACGAATTTGTCCAGCGCGGCGGCACAGGTGTAGCTGCGCGGGAAGGCCGGCGTGTCGCCGCCCTGCTGTTTCGCGATGCCCTGCGCGTAGGCCGGCAGCAGCCGCTGCAGCAGGTCCAGCGCGCCGCCTTCCAGCTGCGACGCCGTGATGATGGGGTTTTCCCGTGGGCTGCGCTGAATCGTCACGGCGCGCCTTCGGCAATGTCACGCGTAAGCCATTCGGCCCAGCGCGCGGCGGCGCGGTCGCCGGGCAGGATTGGTCGCGCCGGCTGCGTCTGCGTGCCGTAGTGCACAAACCGGGTGTAGGGCACGCTGGTGCCCATGCTGATGCCGCTGGGCGTCACTTCGGTGCCCGGCCGGGTCGTGAGGCTGTCGCGCAGCGCGCGCGTCGCTTCCAGGATGCGCGGCGACAGGCCCTGGTTGCGTTTCGCTTCCAGGTAGTCGGACGACAGTTCGGCCCAGGCAGCGCCGCCGTGCGTGCCCTGGCTGGTGAATTCCGCCGACATTTCGCGCGGGAAGTCCTGCGCAATCAGCGCGTATGCGCCCTGCGGGTTCTGCCCGCGCCGGCCGATGCCGCGCAGCATGCTGGCGCCCGCCTGGGTGCCGTCCACGCGCACGTCCAGCTGCAGCGTCATTGCGGCGCGTTCTTCCCGGGCGGGTCGCCCACGCCCTTCGTCGGCAGGTTTCCTATGGGCAGGTCATGCGGCTGCGGCGGGTCGTGCGGCGGCTGGTGCGGGTCGGCCCAGTTCTGCGGGTTTTCCGGTTCGGGCCAGTAGTCATAGCCGCCGAACGGGATGGCGCCCAGGTAGTACCACGGCCAGCCGCCATAGCGGTTGCCGTACACCCGCAGGTAGGTGGGCGTCGGTTCGCTGCCGGCGCGGTGCCCGGGCTGACCACCGGGCCACGCGCCGCCCGATTCGCCCAGCGCGCCCAGCAGGGCTTCCAGGTCGTCTAGGTATTCCTGGCGCAGCTGTTCGTACGCGCTGCGCCCGCTGGCGACCTGTTCCGGGTAGTACGACTTTTCGACGCGCAGCGCGGCGCGGTACGCCACCAGGCTGACGACCGCCGACGTGAAGTCCTCCCCCAGCTGCGCCGGTAGCCGCGTCTGCACCAGCGCCACCGCCGCCGTGATATGCGCTTCCACCTGGTCGGCGGTCGGCCGGGTGGTGGTGTCGAACGTTCCTACTTCGTCGCCCACGCTGTTCTTCGTGCGGGCGCGCAGCAGGTCGGCTACTTCCTGCACGCTGCAGCGGTACGGGTCAGCGTCCGACCCGCCCGCGAACGGGTACACCCCTGGTTTCATCTGCGCCACCGGGTCGCCCAGCAGCATCGGCTGCATGGACGCCCAGGCGTGCGCGACCAGTTCCTGCGCTTCCCAGAACGGGCCACCCGCTTCCACCACGACCGTCATGGCGGCGTCGGCGTAGCTGGTCACGCTGACCATGCCACCGCCGGCGTCCGCGACGACCACGCGGCCATCGTTGCCGGCGGCGCCAGGCGTCGGCAGCGTCATGCGAACCGTGGGCACGCCGTCCAGCGTGTCCAGCAGGTCGCACCATGCGGGTGTCCCGTCCTGGGAAGCCATCAGGATTACGGGCTGTTGAGGACAGCGAACGGGTACGGCGTTGTCGTCCCGCTGCGCGTGATGGGGTTGGCGACCGCGAAGCCGTAGCGCGCCACGACGCGCATGGCCACGGCGTCCTGCTGCGCCAGGTTCAGGATGACCTTGCCGGTGTCATCCGAAATCACGGCCTGGTCCAGCAGCTTCCAGGTAATGTCCTGGCGGATGCCGATAACGGCCATGTTCCAGTCGCCCACGACGGCGTGCGTGGCGGGCGGCGCGGTCGGGCCGGGCGGGAAGACCCCAAACCCGACGTACTCCACCGGCATGCCTTCGATTTGGTTCAGCGACACGTCCAGCAGTTTCTGGCCCGTGGTGTCACGCGCGTTGCGCAGGTTGGCGCGCATCGTGCGGTCCAGCGCGAAGCCGGTCACGTCGTAGCCGTCCGCTTCCACCAGCGCCATCGTGCTGTTCAGGTCAGCCGCCAAGCCGCCCTGCGCGGCGGTAGCGCCGATGACCTGCACGTTACCGTCCGTGATGGCGGTGGGGATGATGGCGCCCGGCCAGGACGCCGGCTTGCCGGTGCCGGCGAAGATGGCCTGGTCCAGTAGCCGGCCCATCGCTTCGACCAGCAGCGGCATCGCTTCCTGCCACAGCGGGAACCCGGAATCATCCAGCACCGCTTCCGGGATGGGCAGGATGGTGGCCATTTCTTCGGCCACCAGGTTCACGCCACGGAACGCCATTTCCGTGGTCTGCTTCATGCCGCTGTCACCGTTCACCCAGTACGCCGCAGCCAGGCCGTCCAGCACCGGCTGCGTAAGGGTCTTCGATGACATGCGCTGCTTGCGGCACAGCTGCAGCGCCGCCGATTTCTGTTCCAGCGTGGACAGAATCGTATTGGCGATTTCGACCGGGATAAGCGCGGTTGCGTCGGTCCGGTCGGTTAGTGCGGTGTAATTGCCCGCCATTGCGGGTCCTCCCAGGTGCGAAGGTGGCCTACGGCTACCGTCGCGCCCCCGCGCGGATTAGGTCATCCATCGAAGCCGGCTGGCCGGGCACCGTGGTGCCCCTCACGCCGCCGTCCATGCCGCCACCGCCGTCCATCCCCAGGCGTTCACGCATCTTCGACGCCGACGCGCGCAGGCTGCGCACGTCGTCGCCTTGCAGCGTGTCCCACCAGGAAGGGATGCCCGATTCGGCAGCGACCTGGCGCGCCAACCCTTCGCGTTCCAAGGTGCTGGCGCGTGCTTCCGCAGCGTCGGCCCGTTCCGTGGCCAGCTGCAGTTCGGACTTTTCCGCGTCGGACCGTTGCTTTTCGGCATCCCGCAGGCGCGCCAGTTCTTTTTCGGCGTCCTTCCGGGATGCGCGTTCGGCTTCCAGCGCCCGGCGCAGTACCTCCGGGGCGTGGGCATCCCGCCCGCCGCCGCCGTCCGCGTCCTGGCTGCCGTCAGCGTCCCGCTGGCCGGCGCCAGGTGCAAGGGTTTGGCCCGTGGGCGTCCCGCCCGCCGAACCAGACGATTCGGGCGGCATCCCGCCGCCCTGCTGCGCCGTAGGCGTCACGCCTGCCGGTGCGTTGGTTCCATCAGTCATGCGTTAGCCCCAGGTGTCAGCACGTCGCCCGCTACCGCGCCACCATACTGAACCGGCCCGGCGCGCGGGCCTAGCAGTTGGACTTCCCGTTCCTGCATCGTCCGCCAGCGCGCGATTTCCTGCGGGCTGGCACCGTAGCGTTCCCAGATGGCCTGCAGCGGCACGCCCAGCGTGCGCATCTTCACCAGGCTGTCCACCAGTTCGCCGGTGCTGCGGTATTCGGCGTCCTTCCAAATCACTTCGGCGTCGTCCTGCGAACCACGCGCGTCGCCCAGCGCCACGAACGCCAGCCGCATGCCTTCTTCCCAGGCTTCACCGAAATGCGCCTGTTTTTCCACGACCTTCGCGACCAGGCCCGATTCGCTGGCCTTCAAGCTGTCACCCGAAGGCCATTGGCCCAGCCCGGCCGTCAGGTAGTGCGGCGGCGTGCGCGTCTGCGCGGCCAGGTGCTGGATGAACATTTCAATGCCGGCCACGTAGTTGCGCAGGTCGGTCACGTCGAATTCGCCAAATTTGGCGTTCTGGTCCTCCACCGCCCAGATACGCCCGACGTGCGACAGGAACCTGCCGCCTTCCATCTTGTTGCCCGTCAGCGGGTCGATAGGGATTTCGATTCCCGTGGCCCAACGCTGCCGGAACGCCGCGTATTCAGCGGCCACCATCATGTCCGTGGACAGCTTGTCTATCGCGTCCTGCAGCGCGATGGCGGTGGCCAGGTCGCTGGTGCCGGTGCGCATCATCCTGGGCTTGTTGGCCATCGGGATGACCGGGATGGTGCGCCCGAACGGGTTGGGCACGTACTCCGGGCTGTCCGGCAGCCACGTCGGCGCCTCACCCTGCCCGACGCGCACCGCGTCGCGGCTGACGAACCGATAGCTGCCCGCCGGCAGGTACACCGTGGCGTGCATCTTGCCGTCGTAGTCCACCCAGCGTTTCAGCGCCGCGACGCGCTGCCGGCGGTCGCCGGGCGCCGTCGCCACGAACACTTCGCAGGGGCTTTCCACGGTGATGCGCGGCGGGTCGCCGGCGTCCACAATCAGGTACGCCAGGCCCGACTTGCCCGCTTCCAGGTGCGCCAGCCCGCTGTCGGTGTCCAGCTGGTTGGCCTGCCAGATAGCCCACGCGTCCTGGTCGCCCACGTAGTCCTGGTCGGCGCCGAAACGGAACCCCTGCACCTTTAGGCGTTCCACGCTGGCGTCCACCACGACCTGGCACCAGTTGTCGCTGAACGCCGCGAACAGCTGCCCGAACGTTTCCTGGAACTTCGACGTGGCGAATTTCAGCGGGTGGTGCCCGTCGTAATAGCGTTCGTAGTGCAACGATTCGGCCTGCTGCACGTCCAGCTGCGCGCCCAGCCGCGTCAGCCAGTACGCCACGGTGCCCGGCACGTTGTCCGGCAGCGTCGCCGGCGTCTGCGGCGCCAGCCCCAGACGTTCCAGGTACGGCGCCACAGCGTCCGGGAAGATGGCCACTACCAGGACACCGGCACCCTGCTGCGCTGCGCCGCCGCGCCCGGCCCCAACAGGCTGCGGGATTCCCACGCCAACAACGCAGCGTGCGCCGCCGGGATAGCTTCGCCGCGCGCGTCGGGCACCAGGTACGGCTGGTTACGGCTGCGGGCCATCTGCGCAGACAATACCTGCCGGCCCAGCACCCTGTCGGCCGTATGCCGCACGCGGCCCGCCTTCACGTCCGCGCGGAACCGCAACGTGGCGTCCGCCGAACGCGGCCCGGCCTGGTGCACGTTCAACGCCACGACCTGCTGCCGGCCCAGCGCGCTACGCCACGCATCCACCAGCGTCTGCCAGTCCGGCGTGGCCGCGCAATAGGTCGCCTTCACGCGGTACGTGGCCAGCGCGTGCTGCATCACGTCGTCCACGTCTTCGGCGTCCGCGTCGGACTGCACCGGCCACGCAGCCAGCGCCACCAACAACCCGTCCGACAACCGGCAGGCCACCAGCGCGCACGCTTCGCCGCCACGAAACCCGACCGTGATGGCGTCGCCCGGCTCGAGGTCCGCGCCCGGAACGCCCAACGCCTTCCACGCTTCGACGGTCACAAACGCGCCTTCGCTGGACGCCCAGACACAGCCATGCAGCTGCAGGAACCGGCCCGGCGTCAGCGACGGGCTAGCGGCCAGTTCCGCCAGCGTTTCGCGGGTAATCCAGGACGCCGGGTTGGCCAGCTTCAACGCGTCCAAGTCCGACACGTCCAAGGTGTTGGCACAGTAGTTGTAGACCAGCGTACGCCCCGGATGGTTACGGCTGACCGTCAGCGCCGCATGCACCCGTTCCAGGTCGCCGGCCATTTCGTTGCCGTCCATCAGGTCGCCCAGAATGCCGCCCATGCGGTCCGCCGGTTCGCCCGCCGTGCTGATGACGAACACGTGACAGAACCGCCGCATGGCGCCGCCGCTGACCATGCTCGCCCAGGCCCGCCGGCGGCGCGGCGTCGTCCAGTCGCCAAGTTCGTCCGCCACGAACAGGCTGGGGTTGTAACCCGACAACGCGCCGCTGTCCGCGCTCACCCGGTACAACACCCCGAACCCATCCACGCGCCGAATCTGGCCTTCGTGCTCGCGCACCACCAACCGCGCAGCCAGCCACGGGTCGCTGCGCACAAACCGCGCCGCCGTGTCAAACAACCGCCCGGCCTGGCTGTCAGTCGCCGCCGCCAACAACACTTCCGGCGCGCCTTCGTCTTCAACCAGGTGGTACAGCGCATAAGCCGCCAGCAGACTGGTCTTCCCGTTCTTCTTCGATATGACCAGCGCCACCACGCGCCAATACGCTTCGCCTTCGCCCAGTTCCGCCAAGGCTTCGCCCATGATGCGCAACTGCCACGGTTCCAGCACCAACGGCTGCCCGTCGAAAATGTCAATCGACTGCACGCAATGCTCCCGGCACCACCACGCGAAATGCTCCGCCTGCGTGGCGTCCGCGTACCGTTCCCACGGTTCCACCAGCGGCAAGTCCGCCACCGTCACCATCACGCCGCCTTCAACTTCCGCCGCGCCGGCGCCACGCGGTCAGCAGCCGAAGCCGCGCCCTGCGGCCGGCCCGCCGCGTTCCGCGACAACGACCGCCGCGCCGCCGGGTCCAACCCCAACGCCTGCGCCAACGCCTGCGCCTGTTCCCGCGCCCTGCGAATCTCATTCAGCAGCGGGTGCGCCGTCGTCACGATGCCCGACGACCCGCCCAGCGACGTCGTGGGACTACCCGCCTTCCGCCAGCCCGCTTCCAGCGCCGATTCCATCGCCACCGC